TGGCGCGGAATTGTTGACGTCGTATCTGGCGGCTTTCCATGCCAAGACATCAGCGCCGCAGGAAAGGGCGCAGGAATCGACGGAGCCAGATCCGGAATGTGGGGTCACATGGCGCGAATCATTCGCGAAGTGGAACCCAGATACGTCTATGTGGAAAACTCCCCAATGCTCACTTCTAGAGGACTCCATAGAGTTCTCGGGGACTTGGCCTCGTTGGGGTTTGATGCGCGATGGGGTGTCGTATCAGCGGCAGACGTTGGTGCCCCGCACAAAAGGGATCGGATCTGGATCGTGGCTTATGCCAACACCAACAACCAATCCAGAAGCTCCGAATCACGGCAGCAACAGCAAGGGTCCACACAATCTAAAAGAGGTTGCTTTAACCGGATGGAAACCGGGAATGACTTGGCCGACTCCAATATCGCAGGATGCGAAGCACAGCGGTTACGCACAGTCGGGTCCGGGGAAGGCAGAAAAACTGTCGTATGCGGTGGTGAAATGGCAAACACCAACTGTAGAGGACGCGAGCAGGACGGGTTCGGCAGAGGCATGGGAAAAGTATGTGACCGAGGGGAAGACATCTTTATGCCGATTACGAAATCAGGTGCATTGGCCGACTCCGACAGCACACAACGCAAAGGAAGGGGCATATCCAGCGGAATTTACTCGCAACACTCCAACTCTTTCTGCCCAAGCTGGTGGGATGTTGAACCCGACGTGGGTCGAGTGGCTCATGGGGTGGCCGCTCGGGTGGACAGACTTAAAGCCATTGGCAACGGACAAGTACCAGCAGTGGCAGCAACAGCATGGAGTCTCCTCAAATGAAGAAACGTAACCCGGTAGTCCGGGACTTGATCCAGCGGCCTCCCCGTGGGGCTGGCAAGCACCGTGATCGGCGCAGGGAACTGCGAGAAAACGACAGCGGAAAAGAAATTAAAAATATTTTTGCAAAAGCCCCCACACGGGGGTTTTTTTATGTACTATCTGTCTACGGTCACTACCGACCGCAACAGTGAAGGAGAAGCGAAGTGAGACTTTCAGACGTAATCAAGCAGCGTCAGGCGCAACAAGTCAGCGACGAGAAGCGTTGGGCAGCACTTGACGCAGAACGCGCCAAGTTTACGGTGCAGGACAGTCTGCACCCCGCGATTGGATCGCTGATGACGGCAACCGGAGTCAAGTATTACGCATACGTCAACGGCGTATACCGCGAGGGCAGCCCAGAGCACTTGACTAGCCTGCTCTCTTGATTAAGAGAGGCCCTTCGGGGCCTTTTCCTTTTCTAACGAACCTTCAAGGCAACCTTCTTGGATCCTTGTTGGTTCCTTCATGGTTCCTTCAAGGTTCCGGTAGGCTCTGGCGCAAATTAAAAAAACCCTGTAAAATCAAGGCTTCACCGCAAAGAGACTGAAACTATGTCGGAAGCGACGAAAAAACCGCGAAAAACGAAGGCGATAACGCCAGCGCAGGCCGCAAAGATCGAGGGCGCGTTCGAGGCCGCAATGGCCGCTAAACGGGCTCAGGAGACGCTAGAAGCGTTCGGAGGTACTCAGGTACCAACCCAGCCCGCAAAGAAGCTAGGACGCCCGTCTAAGTGGACTCAAGAGATCGAGGATGACATTTGCGCTCGACTCTCTCGTGGGGAGCCACTAAGGGCTATCTGCAGGACTGAGGGATATCCAGAGTGGAATACGGTGTATGCGTGGATGGAGCGCCGCGAAGGCTTTTCGGAACGCGTCGCCCGCGCACGGGAAAACGGGGTGGAGGCGATTGCCCAAGATACGCTAGCGATGATTGATGCGGAGCCGCGGTATGTCGAGGACGGCAAGGGCGGAACCCGCATAGATGCTGGGTATGTGCAATGGCTAAAACTCCGGACTGAGCAGCGGATGAAGTTATTAGCGTGCTGGAGCCCTAATCGATATGGCAACCGGGTTCAGGTGGCCGGGGATAAAGACAACCCGCTGCAGGTGAATATTCAGACCGCTGAGATGTTCGAGTCGATCCTAAAGAATGCCGAGATGACGCGGCAGGTCGACGAGTGAGATCCCGTTTCCACCCCGTTTTTGGGGGGCAAAGTGGGAGAAAGTCTCGAGCGCTCAGCGGCCGGTATCGATGAAAGTGGGAGAAAGTGCCAGAACCGGGGGTAAATTGCCCCCTGACGTCGTTGCGATCTTAAAAGACCCCGAGACTAAGAAGAAGTTCCTCACGCTGCCAGTTGAGCAGCAGGTCGCTTGGGCATGGCGTATGGGGTGGCTTCAGAAGGCGCACAAGCATCAGATCCTGCCCGCGGGTGATTGGTGGTCAGTCTGGCTGCTGTTGGCCGGCAGGGGAGCGGGGAAGACCCGTACAGCCGCTGAGCAGATTGGGTGGTGGGCATGGACTCAGCCCGGCACCCGCTGGCTTGTAGCGGCCCCTACGAGCAGTGACGTAAGGTCGACTTGCTTTGAGGGGGATAGCGGCCTGATGTCCGTTATTCCCGCGGCCTTGATTGCGGACTACAACAAGGCGCTCCACGAGATCAAGTTGACTAATGGCTCGTTGATCAAAGGAATACCGGCGAGTGAGCCGGAGCGCTTCCGCGGTCCTCAGTTCCACGGGGCGTGGTGCGACGAGTTGGCCGCGTGGGAGTATTTGCAGGAGGCGTGGGATCAGATCCAGTTCGGTGTTCGACTAGGTAACCGTACATACATTGTGTGTACAACTACCCCGCGGCCTAAGGACCTGATCATCGACTTAATCGGCCGGGACGGTGACGACGTTGCTGTTACTACTGCGTCGACGTATACAAACCTCGATAATCTGTCGGCCAACTTCCGTAAGCAAATCCTGCAGTACGAAGGGACGACGCTGGGCCGGCAGGAGATCTACGCAGAGATCATCGATCCGGAAGAGTCCGGGATTGTGAAGCGGGATATGTTCAAGCTCTGGCCAAACGGCCGGGAGTTCCCAAAGTTCGAGTACATCATTCAATCGTACGACGTGGCCACGAGCGAGAAGGTGCAGAACGATCCGACCGCCTGCATTACGTTCGGCGTATTCAAACCCCTTGACGGTCCGATGGCCGTGATGGTGATCGACTGCTGGCAAGAGCGGCTGCAGTACCCTGACCTGCGACCGAGGGTGATTGAGGAGTACGGCGCGGTCTACGGGGAAGGCAAAGAGAAGAAGCGGGTCGATCTCCTGCTGATCGAGGACAAGTCCGCGGGAATATCGCTGATTCAGGACCTGCAGAGAGCTCACTTGCCGATCCGGGCGTACAACCCCGGCAGGGCGGACAAGATGCAGAGGCTCAACATCGTGAGCCACATCATTGCTCGAGGCCGGGTATGGATACCGGAGAGCAGCCAAAGAAAGGGGTACGTCAGGGACTGGGCAGAAGGCTTTGTGAGCCAGATCTGCAGCTTCCCTGAGTCTACCCATGACGACTTCGTAGACGCGTGTACGCAGGCCCTGAGGTTCCTTCGGGACTCTGGTTGGCTTGAGGTGGATCCGCCGCCTGACGAGGACTGGGACGAGGACGATTACGTTGACAGCGGCCGATCGCGCCGCAGAGAGAACCCGTACGCGCAATAAACCTGTCACGATCTCCGGGGGGTCGGCGGGGTAAAATCCTCGTGGGCGACGTGCCCTACTCGAAGGAGGTGATCATGATTGGCGGTTTTTTTGAGGGCGACGAGAAGGCTCTGGCTACCCTAGCGGAGCGCATCGAGTTTGAGGCCGAGCACAACATTTCGGATTACTCGGAAGAGACGATTGAGCGTATGAATCTTGTTGTGACGCTGCTGCGTGCCGCTAGCGACATGGTCAAGCGCGTCGACTACCTGCTTAACGGTGACGAGGACGAGGACACCTTCCTTGCTCTTTGGAATGACCGTTTCGCCGCTGAGGAAGAGGAAGAGGAAGAGGAAGAGGTTGACGAGCAGACTGAGGACTAAAAGCTGCTCACGTCGATAAGTTGACCCCGGAAGTCCAGCATCCCTTCGGAGTGCTTCCGGGCAATCTCTGGCCAGAGCAGTTCCTTGTTACGGATTGTCAGGACCGCGAACCCGGACCGCCAGTTGGCTGGGTTGTCTTCCATGTAGTCAATGAATTGGGGTCCGTCAGTGTCTGCTAGCGTTCCTGTATCTACACCCCAGCGAGTCCCGTTATAGTCGTCGAATGGCGTCACCTTCAGCGAGTGCAGATGCCCGGTAATACACGAGGTTCCGGCATTGACGGTGTTGTTGTGGGTGGCGTGGATGCCGTTCTTGTAGCGGTGCTTGATTACGACATTGGGCACGGGCCAGCAGGTCCAGCAGGGGTGCCACTTCGGGAAGTGGTCCTTGAGGGAGAGCCCGGTAATGCCCTCAAATTCGGGCACAAACTCGCTTAGGCGCGATTCAAATCGAGAGTCATGGTTACCCAAGGGCCAGATCAATTGAGTGTGGTGGCGGGCCTTGTGGCAGGCGTCCTCGATTTCTTTCATTGCTTCTTTGCAGGCCTCAAGTTCCTGCTTCACGCTGGGCCGCTGCTGCCACCCTGACCTTGGGTATCTGCTGATCGAGGCCCCGTCAAATATGTCGCCGTTAGCGACGACCATTATTGGCTTGAGCTCGGCGATGGCCCAGAGCAGACCCTTGAATGCGGTAGTGCGGATGCCCGGCCAGAAGTGGGCGTCGGAGAATACGAGGATGGTTCCGTCGATCATTCCGCCCTGATGCCGAGCCTTAACGAGATGCAGGCTAGGCCGAGTGAACATCGGGTTAGGCCTCTCGGCGGTCAGTTGTATGCGGTACTTGAACTCGAGGGTTTTGCGTTTGTGGTGGACGGTACGGACCGGCATTCCGGTCTCGTCTGCGATCTTCTGGGGGCTGCGATACCGCTCCCAGAGTTGAATGAACTCGTCGTCGGTAACTTTCATAGCGTGCCCAGTGATAGTGCAGACCGCTAAATACCAGAGTATTGTTACGGCGTCTAGCACCAAACGAAGAACAAAGCGCTTGCTGATTTTGATTTAGTGCAGTACCTTTGCGGTGTTGGCCGTGGAAAGCCAGAGAGCCGCTAAGAAAGATCCCGCCCCGCAAGGGGGCGCGTCCAAAAGACGTGTTTCCACCGGGGTCTTCCTTAGCGGTTTTTTTATTCCCTGCGGTTTTCCGTACCCTCCGCGTTAGCAGAGCACCTAGATGGGTGGCCGGGGAGAGAACATAGGCTCGCGTACACCCGTTGTAGCCTCGCGGCGTTCCAGAGCGACCGTACAAGACGGAGGTTCCCCAGCGTGACTTGGGACACCATCGAGTGAATCTGGCGTCAAGCGTGTGCTGGGAAGGAATCCAGAGAGAATCCCTCCGGGCAGAGATGACCCTTCGGGTAGGAAAGAACCCGGGCGTGTCACCTTGGGCGACCTATGTGTAAAGTTTAATGACTTGACAACGCATAACGGTTATGATGGCGGGTAATCTGCAAAGGAAACAGATATGCCCGGCAACCCGGTAAGGCTAAAGCCAGAGCGTGATCTAAGCGCGATCCCCGGAACTTTATCCCCTGAAGAGAACAGGCAAAGGATCAAGTCTGAGGACGAGGCTATGAAGGCCTTCATTGCGTCGATGCCAGAGGGCGACGTTCTAGATTACTTGCGTGCTCCGTTCAATCTGTTTAGCAACTCGATGGCCGGGCTCGGCGCTGAGATGATCGGCAAAGGCGAGTGGTTTGAGAAAAAGTACGGGTGGAAGCCTAAGACGCAAGCCGAGATGAACGCGGTCAATTCCTTGCTTGAGGTAATGGACCCGGCGATCGCGGCGATGGACTACCTGAAGATCCCGCCGGTTGTCGGACCTAACGTACCGACGATCGCTGCGGCGATGCGCGGGGTTGACAGGGCTGCGGTGAATCTTAGTGGCCAGCAGGCTGCGGCGGCGGCTAAGAAGGGCGCTACCGCGGCAAAGAACGCGGTTAGGGACGTAGCGACCAGTGACGCTGCTTACGACATCATGAACCGGCTTGCGGAGGCTACCGGAACTGCGCCGAAGCAGATCATGATGGGGCCGATGTCTAAGACGTGGGACCATGGCAACGCTGCTTTAGCGAAACACATGGAACTTCAAGGGAAAAACCCGCGGGAAATTTGGCAAGCAACCGGCACGTTTCGCGGGGCTGACGGTCTTTGGCGACAGGAAATTCCTGACGTTGACATGAGATACACCGGCAACGCAGTTGAACGGAAGCAGTACGAAAGCGCCAAGAAACGGCACGAACAGGCTACGGCAAGGGCAACAACGCCTGAAGAAGTGAATGACGCAAACGATTATTGGAACAAAACCAGAACCGATGCCATATTCAATTTAACTGGGAAAACACCGGACTTCATCAATCACCCAGAATTGTTTGCGGCATATCCAGAATTATCTAAACTTGCTTTCAAACAATTACAGCCAACGCACAAAGAGTTTACTGCGCCCGAAACGGTTTATGGGTTTTATTCTCCGACCAAGCAGCGCATTACAATAAACACCGATGCCCCTCAAAAAAAATCAACTGCGTTGCATGAATTGCAACACGCCATTCAAGAAATTGAAGGCTGGCAGGGCGGATCAAGCTCTGAGTATATGGCCACCAAACTTGCAGAGCGAGACGTTTTTAAAGATTCTTTGCAAAAACAGCAAGAATTGTTAAACTCATTGAGTCCAACAAGCATACTGCGCCCTTCTGTAGAAAAATCTTTGCAAGAGGCAAAAGAAAATTTTAAACCATACGAAGTACTAGAAGGCTTAAATCCTTACGACGCATATCGGCGGGTGTCAGGCGAAGAAGAGGCCCGAATGGTTCAGGCAAGGCGAGATTACGACGAACGATCACGGAAAGACTCGTTTCCAGTTTGGAATTACGAAACACCGCCTTCGGAGCAGATCACCAAAAACTTTGCCAATGGCGGCGCAATGATGATGGCCAAGGGTGGTTTCTTAGGTGTTTTGGAAAGAACTGCAAAGCAGGGTGTTGAGCGTGCCGCAAAGGCAGCCAAGGTGGACATTCCCCCGATGGGCATCAACGTCAGGACCGACAGCAAACTGAACATCCCGTTTGCGGATCTGATTGTTGACGGCCAGAAAGTGTACGAGTCGCGCAAGAGTGATTCGCTGCGCCCTTACGTCAACAAGTCTATGTCAATAGTGCGGACGGGCAACGGTCCGGCGAAGGCGATCGGATCGGTTGAGATTGGCGAGCCAATGATTGTTGACGCCAAGACATTCAGAGAGATGCAAGACAAGCATTTAGTGCCAGAGGGTTCAATGTTTGACATTGAAGCGGAAGGGCAAAAGTATTTGTATCCGCTTAGTAACTCCCGGCGATTTGATCAGGAGTTAGATGTTGGCCATGGCATTAAAGCACGCAAGGTAATATTTCCGGATGACTTGGACAAGAAGAAAGGCGGCGAAGTCCGTATGTCTGGTGGCGGCAGAACAGGCATCTTAGGTGCTTTAGCTCGTACTGCAGAGCGAGGGGTAGAGCGTGCTGCAAAGGCTGTTAAGCCAATAGAAAGCGTTGTGCAAGTATCCACAATCAAAATGCCCAAAGCCGCGCAGGAAGTTGTGTCTGACGCAGAGCGAGCGGCAAACCTAGCCAAGTTCCTTGAGCAAAGCAAAAGAAAAAAACGACTGTATCACGGAACCAACTCTGACTTTTCTGTGTTTGATGCCGGCCGAGCAGGGGAGAACACTGACAGCAACGCATCAAGCGAGGCATACGCGCAGACGGCAAGGCTTGGACATTGGCTTAACACAAACCCAATGGCTGGCCCAAAGGCTGGCTATGACGTGGATATGCCCGTCTACGTTTCAATTAAAAACCCCAAGCGGGAAATGAGCCTTGATTCGTTGGCTCAGGGTCTTGAGGGAACTACCGGAAAAGAATACAGAGATCAATTAATCAAAGAAGGTTACGACGGTATTGTTCTGCCAGATGAAGAGTTTGGTGGAGAAAGTTGGGTTGCCTTCAGTCCCGAGCAAATTAAATCTGCATTGGGTAATCGCGGCACCTACGACATTAACGAAAAAGACATTACTAAAGCCGACGGCGGCGATATTACAATTGACGAATTCCTTAACCGAATGAAGGCGCGGTAATGGGCTTATTTGATAAAGTGGTTAGAACCGCTAAGGCTGGCCGTCAGGTTTCGCAAAATTTAGCAAAGAATACTGATGCAATTGTTTCAAGGCTTGTTTCTTCTGGCGTGCCTCAAGAAAAAGCTCTTAACCAAGGCATCAAGCTAGCTGCAGAAATTGAAAAAGTTGAGCCGCCGCCTGCTACCCGAGAACTTAAAGGTGCTCTCAAGCCGAAGATTGAGCCGGTAAGGGGGCAGACCCGGCAAGAGCTGCTTATTGATCAAGCAGCCAAACTAAACGATGAAGACAAAGAAAGACTGGTGCTTCTAAAGCAAAGGTATCCAGAGTTCGGTCGCGCATCTACGTTTATGACGCCGCAAGAGGTATCGAAGATTATTTCTAACCCTGAAGGGGTTAAGGAGATGGACCGCCTTCTACAGGTTTTGCCGCAAGCCAAACAGTTGTCAAGCGTGGCCAAAGCAGGGGAAGCCAAGCGCGGTTGGTATCGAGCGAGTACGCAAGCGCTGATTGATGTGTTTGGAAATGATGCTCCACGGTTTGCGTCGTTGTTGGCGGCAACGTCTCCACAGACATCTGTAGAGATGAACCTTGTTAACACGCTAAACATCTGGAAGAACTGGACGGCGGCCGGTAGGCCAACAGATCCGCAGGCAATCAAATCCATCATGGGTAGTAGCGTGTTAGGCAACAAGGGCGAGCAATCCGTTCTTGATGCTTGGGTGAACAATGCTACTCGCGCTCTGAGGGCTGAGGATCCGTCTAAGGTTGTGTTGTCTGGCCCTAAAGTAGATTCGTTCTTCCACAATCTTGCAGACGACGTTTACCGCGTAACGAACGATGCGTGGATGGCCAATGGGTTAGGAGTTGATCAAGCGCTGTTTAGCGGTTCTCCAACGGCTTTGCAGATTGCCCGCGGGGATCCGGGTCTAACGCCGGGGTATGTAGGCACCAGCGCCCGTTTAAGGGAAGCTGGGCAGATGGCCAATATGTTTCCTGCGGAGGCTCAAGAGACTACTTGGTCGTTGTTCAAGCCTTTGTACGAGATGCAAAAAGAAACTGGGCTAGGAGCTCGGGATATTTTGCAACGCGGTTTGTTGACGCCCGAGGCTATTCGAGGAACGCCTGACTTTTCAACGTTGCTGCGGGATCCAAAGTATGGCGGCATTCTTGAGCAGGCCGGGTATGGTCCGCAGCTAGAGCGTATGCGGGTGTATAACTGGCCCGAAGCTCGCATGGACCTTACGATTGGTGAGCAGCGTGATCTTGAAGATGCGGCGCAGCGACTTGAGCGTTTGCAAGAAAACCGCGGCCGAGAGAGTCGAGCAAAAGTTTTTTCAATGCCAGAAAAGCGGCCAGAGACCGTGTTTGGGTATGCTACCCCTGAATACATTCCGGGTGCTGGCATCGGGCATTTGAGCGAGTTGATTGAAGCACCGTATGGATCAAGACAAAACTTTAGCTCTCGTGCTTCGACTGCCTTTAAAGATGTTGAGGGCCGTGACGTCCTGCATGGATCGTTAGGCCTTAACACGTTAAAGACAAGGGGTATGCAAGGCGCGTTTAGGCCTTCTGGAGAGGTGCCTTACGTCAACGCAAGGAAACCTGTTGAAAGTCAACCGGGGTTTGCTCTTGGGTTTGAAACGCCGGTTACTTCGGGCCTTGACATTCCGCAATCTATCAAAGACAAGGTTCTTGCCGCGGAATCGCTTCGAGGCTTGATGACAGGCCAGTTGGGTTCTCCGTACAACGTACAAATTCCTTCGCCAAGGGGGAAAAGCGGGTTTATTCCTTTAGAAGGGAAAGCAGACAGAGAGCGCATGGCGTTGTCTGCGGCTCTTCAAGGAGACGACACCGCGTTGGCGGACACCGGGTCTGGAACGGCGTTCTTGAACTTTACGGGGAAAGCACTTCCCCAAGAAGAAAGAATGTTGATTACTAACCGCCTTGGCGGGACGGATTTTATTCCAACCAAGAACATCAGTGATTATGTTGATTATTCCGAACAATTTCTTGGCCCGCAGGGAACTGGCGCGGCAACAAGGAAAATGCTTGGAAACGTCAACAGGCTGTCTGAGGCTAATCGGTCTGCTTTGAGTGAGGCATCAAAAGTTCCGGCCGAAGAGCTTTACAGTTTGTATGAAACAGCCGCAAAATCAAAGAATTACCAAACCCGAGATGACTTGATGAATCTTCTTCGTGTTTTGAGCACAAAGGGTCTTCCCGGAGTTGTTGCTGGTCTTGCGGCTGGGGAAGCGTTCCCTGCCGAAGAGGCTAGGAACTACGGCGGATTCGTGGCCCTGCGAAGTAAGAGGGACCCTTACTAAGAGCTTTACGGGCGCGTTCAATTGCGTCCGTTGGCGGGTCAACCCAACCAACACGATAAAATGAACCTTCAACGCGCTGACCGTCCTCTTGGGTGTAACGAACTTGAATGAAATCTCCGTCGTTTTCCCATTCAGTAATTTTCGCTTTTCTCTCTTTGTTTTCCATGATTCTCTCCTGTCACACAAGACGTGCGTGAGAACAGTATAACGCGGACTTACACAGATGCCAACCGAGTTTCCGATCGACCCAGAGTACAACCGGTTCATTAACGGCGAAGCTGACGACGCTGAGGCTCCCGTCGAAGACCTGAACCTTGATGGATCAGAGATTGAGGAGCTGCCGGACGGTTCCGCGATCGTGCGGATGGAGACCGAAGGCCCGTTAGAGAACGAGGACTTCTATCAGAATCTTGCGGACAGCGCGGATTTTGACTTCTTTGAGCTTGACGGCATTGCTTTGCGGTACATCGAGTACGCGGAGAAGGATAAGGAAGCTCGCAAGGAGCGCGACAAGCAGTACGAAGAAGGGATTCGACGTACTGGCATGGGCAACGACGCTCCCGGCGGGGCTAACTTTAACGGCGCGAGCAAGGTTGTTCACCCGGCGATGGCTGAGGCTTGCGTTGATTTTGCTGCTCGATCCATCAAGGAAATGTTTCCGCCTGATGGCCCGACCAAAACCAAGATTTTGGGTGACGTTGACGACGAGAAGGTCAAGACGGCAGAGCGCAAAGTTGAGTTCATGAACTGGCAGTTGACGGAACAGATCGAAGAGTTCCGCGACGAGCAGGAGCAGATGCTCACGCAGTTGCCTTTGGGTGGCAGTCAGTACCTGAAACTTTGGTATGACGAAAAAAAGAAACGGCCGTGCGCTGAATTCTTGCCGATTGATAACGTCCTGATCCCGTTTGCGGCTGGAAATTTCTATACAGCTCAACGAGTTACGGAAGTCAACGACATTTCGGACCATGAATTTCGCAATCGGGTTCGTTCTGGGTTGTATCGCGACATAGATTTCATTAAAACCAGTATCGAGCCGGAGCAGACGGGGCCGCAGAAAGCCACCGACAAGATTGAAGGGAAGAAGTCTGGCGAGAATGAGGACGGGATCCGCCGTATATACCATGTATATACATGGCTGGAGCTTGACGACGACAAGTACACGAAGGGTGAGAGCGCCCCGTACATCCTGATGATTGACGACCAGAACAGAGAAGTGATTGGTCTGTACCGTAACTGGGAGGAAGGCGATGAAACAATGGCCAAACTCGACTGGATTGCGGAATTTAAATTTATCCCGTGGCGGGGCGCTTACGCTGTTGGATTACCACACCTTATCGGTGGTCTTTCCGCGGCTCTTACGGGCTCTCTGAGGGCTCTTCTAGACACTGCGCACATCAGTAATGCAGCGACAATGCTGAAACTGAAGGGGGCTAAGGTTTCTGGCCAGTCGCAGCAGGTTGAGGTTACGCAGGTTAACGAGATTGAGGCCGCTCCGGGGGTGGACGACATCCGCAAACTTGCGATGCCGATGCCGTTTAACCCGCCCAGTCCGGTTTTGTTTGAGTTGCTGCAGTGGTTGACGATTCAAGCCAAGGGCGTAATCACTACCGCGGAAGAAAAGATCGCTGACGTGAACTCCAACACGCCTGTTGGAACGACTCAGGCGCTGATTGAACAGGGAGCAGCGGTTTTCTCGTCGATTCACGCCCGTTTGCACGAGTCGCAGAGCCGGGTTCTCAAAATTCTGAGCCGAATCAACCGCTGGTACCTCGAGGATATGAGGAAAGGCGAGATTGTTGAGGATTTAGAGATCAGTCGCGAGGATTTTGCTCGTTTGACTGACGTTGTGCCGGTTTCTGACCCGCATATCTTCTCTGAGACCCAGAGAATGGCGCAGACCCAAGCGGTTATGGCCATGATGAAGGACTATCCGGACCTATTCAATCGTAAGGCGGTGGTCTCGCGGTTCTTGAAGCAGATTAAGGTGCCGGGCGTCAACGAATTGATGATTGACGAGCCCGCGCCGGAGAAGGCTGACGCCGCAAACGAGAACGTGTCGATGTCTATCGGTCAGGCGGCGTTTGCTTACCCCGAGCAGGACCATTTAGCGCACATTCAGGTGCATTTGGACTACGCCAAGGATCCTACGTTGGGTAGCAACCCGATGATTGCGGGTGGTTACTTGCCAAAGGCCATGGAGCACATCAAGCAGCACATTGTGCTGTGGTACATCAACCGGATGAACGGGTACACCACTAAGGCTCTTGGCCAAGAGGTCAAGAACTATGATGTGTCTAAAGATCCTAAAATGATTGACAAGATGTTTGCGGCTGCTTCAAAGCACATCACGATTGACACCAAAGAAACTCTTTCTGGGATTCTTCCGGTGATTCAGCAGATGATGCAGACGATGGAGCAGTTCAAGCCTAAGCCTCCGATGGATGGCGCTAATCAGGTTCTGTTGCAAACCTCAATGGCTGAGACCCAGAGGCGTCAGGCTCGAGATCAGGCTGAGATTCAGATTCAGCAACAGAAGGCGCAGTCTGACGAGCAATCTAAGATTGCTAAAATGCAAATGGATCATCAGATTGCAATGGAGGACTTGCAATTGCGTCTGGCCATTGCAACTGGCGATAATGAAACCAAGGAGCGTATTGAAACTGCTCGATTGACTAGGGATGCGGCGCGTCTAAGTCACGACCAGCAGAAGACGGCTTTGGAGTTTGCGAAGGGCGGTTTAGTTCAACAAGGAGGCGATTATGGCTACCAGTGACGCAGAGCAGAAGGGACCGATGGTTCCGCAACACAAACGTATGGCGCAAGGCGCTCCGGTTAATGGAGCACAGCCAGCAAAACAAGGGAGTGCATTGCCAGCGAAGAAAAAGTGAAGACGTTAGGAGACCTGATCGGCGGAATCAAAAGCAGACAGCTAGAAATAGCTGCGTCCCTAGCCGCGGGAAACGCGGTGAATTGGGACACTTATGTTCGCATGACGGGTCATTACGCGGGGCTTCAAGAGGCCCTAGATATTCTCAACTCCTTAATGGAAGAAAATGATGACTAACGAAGGAGCGCTGAAAGAAAGCGCTGAGTTAGCTTGGGCGTTTCCAAGCGTAGATCCGGGGGCCAAACCCCTCGGTGGTCGGATCCTTGTTCAGTTGCGCCGGACCAAGAAGAAGACTTCTGGCTCTGGCATTATTTTGGTTGAAGAGACCAAAGAAACTGAAAAGTGGCAGAACATGGTGGCTAAGGTCATTCATGTTGGGCCTTTGGCGTTCAAGCACCGCGACACGATGCAGTCTTGGCCAGAAGGCTCATGGTGTGAGCCCGGCGACTTTATTCGCGTTCCCAAGTGGGGCGGCGATCGCTGGGAGGTTTCTGTTCCGGGTGAACCTGACGAAGATCCTGCTTTGTTTGCGGTCTTCAACGATCACGAGATGATCGCGAAGGTTACGGGTAACCCTTTGAACATGAAGGCCTACCTATGAGCACCGAAGAAATCAAAGAAGAGATTGCGATTGTTGAGGCTCCTGACGGGTCGGTGACCGCGGAGCTTCCGGAAGGGGTCGAGAACCCCCAGCAGGAGGCCGCAGGAGGCGACGACGACGCTGACCACCCCGATGATACGGACGCGCAGCGCGAGGCCCGTAGGAACCGGCGCAGAGCCAAGAAGGACCACATCCGCAAGTCTAACGAAGAGAAGGACGTGCGCCTGACGCTGTTGCAAAAGCAGAATCAGGATTTGATGGAGCGTCTTGCCGGGTTGGAGCGCAAGTCTTACTCGGCTGACCTAGCGAGATTGGACAAGGCGATTGAGGACGAAGAGCTCCGTCTGAATTACGCCACGGCCAAGATGCGCGAGGCTACGGACACGGCTAACGGGCAGGCGTTCACGCAGGCTCAGCAGATGTGGTACGACTCCAAGCGCAAGATTGAGGCAATGAATGGCTTTAAGGCTCGCGCCGCGGAGGCCGGTGAGCAGCAAAGTCAGGGAACGGTGAATCCTGATGCGGTTAAGTTAGCGCACCGCTGGATTGATAAAAACCCTTGGTTTAATTCCGATGGCGATGACGAAGATTCGCAAATTGTTCGAGTCATTGACCAAAAGATGATTAAAGAGGGATGGAATCCTTCTGACCCTGATTATTGGGATGAATTGGATAGCCGCTTGCAAAAGAGGTTGCCAGAGAAGTACAATCAACGTAGTGAATCAAATAGGAGCAGACCTAGAAGCGTGGTGACGGGAACGGGTCGAGAGACGGGTAGGGCCTCTGGAGGCAATACTTTTGTTCTTGAACCGGAGCAAGTGCGAGCGATGAAGGATGCGGGGCTTTGGGATGATCCAGAGAAACGTGCTCGAATGATCAAACGCTATGCCGCAGAAGCCAAACTTAATAGGAATGCTTGAAATGGATTCACGACTCAAAAAATCTCTCGGTGCTGGTGGACGCGAAACTCGCGCAAGCGAGGACGCAGAACGCGGGCCTGTTGAGGAAAAGTTCATGACCGCGCAGGAACGTCGCAGGATGTGGAGCGAGGAATGGACGCAAAGTGCGCTGCCAAAGGTTCCGGAGATTCCGGGATGGCACCTTTGCTGGCTATCGACGACTAATAGCTACGACAGTATTGATAAGCGCGTCAGGCTTGGGTACGTTCCCGTGAAAGCGGATGAGTTACCGGGTTTTGAGAATTGGCGTGTAAAGGCTGGCGAGGACATTGGTTTCATTGCTTGCAATGAGATGCGCCTGTACAAGCTCCCTATGGAGTTGTTTCAGGACATCATGTTGCAGATGCACCACGAGATGCCCAACGAGGAATCGGACAAGATCCGGCTTCAGGTTGAGAACATTCAGGGTGCGCGTGACAGCTCGGGCAAGAGTCTGGGTAGGGTCGAAGGCGAAGGCTTTGGCGAATTGGACCGAACTGTTAAAACGCCGGTATTTTCCGGTTAACAAAGGAGTTTTGCTATGTCAAGCACTAGTGCTCCGTTCGGCTTGCGCCCCTCGTTCCATCCTTCTGGTCTGGATCGGGCTATCGCGCTCGCTGGCGGTATCGCCTCGGGGTATTCCTCGGGCATTCTCAAAGGGCAGCCTGTTGCCCTCAACACGTCTGGAAACATTGTAGCCACTGCCGCGGGTGACGCCTATCAGGGTGCCTTCGCTGGCCACGAGTGGACGGACGCCACTGGCCGCCGTCAAATCAGCAATCAGTGGACGTCTGGTACGTCTTATCAGACTGGTTCTGAAGTGACTTATTACTACTCTGACCCGAATATCGTTTACGACATTCAGGCCAACGGTAGTTTGGCTCAGACCTCGGTCGGCGATAACGCCAACTTTGCTAGCATCACTGCGGGCTCGACCACCACGGGTCTGTCGCAGTGCATGATCTCGACTTCCTTGTCGGGTACTAGCTCTTATGGCGATATGCGGATCATTGGACTTACCCCTGCGGTTGATAACGCTTGGGGTGATGCGTACACGGTGGTTCAGGTTCAAGTGAGCCGTCACCAGTACGTCGCAACCCTTAACGCGATCTAAGGAGGGCTAAGAAATGGCAGCCCCAATGCGCAGTACGGACTTTCGTTCGATTGTTGAGCCGATCCTCAACGAGTGCTTCGACGGAGTCTATGATCAACGTACCGACGAGTGGTCGCGGGTTTTCCGCGAGCAGACCGGTATTCCCCGTAACTACCACGAAGAGCCCGTCCTGTACGGTTTCGGCGCGGCACCGCAACTGCCTGACGGAACCCCGGTTTCGTACCAGCAGGGTGGTGTTCTGTTCCTGCAGCGCTATGTGTACAACGTGTATGGCTTGGCCTTCGCGTTGACCAAAGTGCTGGTTGAGGACGGCGACCACATCCGTATCGGTAACGTCTACGCTCGTCACCTTGCTCAGTCGCTGATTGAGACCAAAGAGACGCTGTC